CTCTTCCAGGCCCTGAGAGCCCTGAGCCCTGAAGCTGCCGAGCTCGTCGGGGAACTCGATGAGGTGGTGGGTGAACGTCTCGGAGAAGCTGAAGTCACACAGAGGCTGGCGACAATGGCCGATCTGAACGCCGACCTTGAGGAACTGCAGTCTCGACTCGACCGCTTCGGTCCGCTGCCTGCGGGACGGCAGATATCCGGCCGATGCGGTGGCGACTGTGGCTTTGAGGACGAGCCATGGCATGACGAAGTGCTTGCCGAGCTTGGCGGGGCGGCGGTGCTGGGACGCCTTCAATACGGCCTGCTCGAGGTCGGTCGTGCCGACTGGCTCACGGCTGGTGGGAGTGTTCACAACTGGGAGGACATCGCACGTTTCATCCGGTTCCACGGCTGGCACCATCAGGTCGGCATGTCCACCCTGGCCGAGACGCTCGAGCGGCTTTCGCGCTTCGAGATGAAGGACGACAAGGCTGCCGGCGTCACCTGCTGAGAAGCGCGCCTCGTCTCTCGCCCTGCTCGACGTCGTCGGTCGGTGATGCTGAGGGAATCCCCCCGCGCGCGACATCGGATGGCTACCCTCACTGACGACCATGTGGGGTGTCTCGACAACGACGTTCGTCGACCAACGTCATGCGCGCTGCTTCGATGTCAACAGCACCACCTCACAAGAGCAACGTCCGGTGGCCACGAAGCCCGCTTCGAAACTGTGCCTTGTGTGCTCGCGGCATCGAGCAACCACGAAAGGTCGTTGTGGCACCTGTGCGCGGTATCTGCGCAGGCACGGCCACGACCGTCCGGTGCGTCTGACCGAGCGCCAGCGCGACACGGACAGCGTCATGCGACTGCTCATGCGGCCGGGCGATGTCCCGATCGTCACCTTCGAGGACCTGCTCATGCGGCCGGCCTGGCAGGCCCGCGCCGCTTGCCACGATGCCAGCCCCGAGGTGTTCTTCCTCAGACATGGCCAGAGCGCACGACCGGGCCTCGCCCTGTGCGAGGGATGCGAGGTGCGCGCCGAGTGTCTTGACTTCGCGATGGCCGACCCTGGCCTCGAGGGCATGTGGGGCGGAACGACGGCGCGCGAGAGGCGAAGGCTGCGCCAAGCGGCGTCGTGACCGACTCCCGGCGTGGGCCGGCCCGCTGTGTGGCCGTCTAAGGCTCTGGAATGACCCGGCTGGTCCCAGAGTGCCGGGGATATGGCGGCGGGGAACGAACACACGTTCGGCGGGCTGTGTGAGGCGTTTGGCCTGCGCGACGGTACGACCTGAGACCCTTACCGCTCGAACTCTGCGCCGTGGAAGGGATCGGGTCGCGTGTTGAGCGACGAGGCCCACGGCACGGCGCCATAGGGCACTGCCGGGCCCGACGCCGTCCATGGGACGGCCTTCTGGAAGGCGGGGTCGCTGCCGTAGGACGAGAGTGAGAGCGTGCACGCCATGACCACGGCGTCTCCGGCGTCCGGTGAGCGGCCGAGGCGCTTGCGGATCTCGTCTTTCGCCTCGATCTGGACCTTGCCCGTCGAGCCGATGCGCCACTTCGGTGCGCACAGGTCGCCTATGAGCTCGTCATCGTCGGGAAGAGCGAGGGTGGCGCCATAGGCCGGGTCGAGTAGTTCGCGCAGGTGCCACCACGCCTGCGAACGCCGATTCAGGAAGCCGAGCTCGCCAGTGCGGTCCCGCCGGTCGCTGTGCTCGGAGGCGTTGAAGGCGACCACGGACAACTTCTGCTCGCGGAGACGGTCGACGACGCCAGCACCGATGCCGATGACGTCGACGACGGCGATCGCGCTGGGCTCGCTGAGCTTCACGGCGACGTGACCGGTGGTCTCCATCGTGTCCGCCAGCCGGTGGCTCTCGAGGTACTCGACGACGTCGCCACATCGGGAGGCGATCACGGTCTTGTCGCTGCCCGAGCGGGCCACGTCGACGCCGATCACGGGCCGTTGACCTACGGAAGGCTTGCCGGCTGACTCCCAGGTGTGCCAGCGCTCGATTGCCGCCTCGACCCAAGCGAGGGGGATCACGCCGTCCTCGTCAGAGGAGGCGAACTCGCCCAGGACCCGGTTCAAGTAGACGGCCGACGATTCGCCCCACTGAAGGGCGCGCTGGGTGGCCCACGATGGCGAAACACGACCGGCGGTTACGGCGTCCTCGAGGGTGATGTGGAACGTCTGCCAGTCAGTCAGGCCCGCTTTGCGGTTGTGGATCTCATAGAACCGGCCGCTCGGCTCGCCGGGGGTGCTCGTGGCCAGCGCGAAGGCCTCACCCACGCCGCTCATAGCGCCTTCGACGGCATCCCAAACGCCGGTGGGGATCGACTTCGACTCGTCGAGGACCAGCAGCAGGCTGGTGGCATGCGCGCCCTCGAGGAGCGCCGGATCATCGCTGGCAGCGGCGAAGGCCTGGCCGTGGAACAGCTTGAGGGTGAGCGCCAACAGTTCGGTCCGAGAGTCGAACGGCGGTCGACCGACGAGATCCCAGCGCACCCGCTTGGCCCATAGGTGGATCTCGGGCCACAGGTACCGCTCTAACTGACGCCAGGCGCCTGCCGTCGTGATGCACTTCCAGTCGATGCCGGCGGCATCACGGGTGATGGCGAACCACAAGACCGCGAGTGCCGCCGCCGTCGTCTTGCCGGCACCGTGGAGACTGCGAACGGCGACACGGCGGTCATTCGCCAGCGCGGCGAGAATCGTGGACTGGTACGTGGTCAGGGCCGTGCCTTCGGGCCAGTCGATGCACTCCCGGGCGAAAGCGGCAGGGTCGTCGTGCCAGCGAAGTCGAGGGTCGCGATCCTGTTCGATCAGCTGGCGTGCCATTGCCGCCAGGATCGGGTCGACCCCGGGAGTGGCCGGGACAGTGGGAACTGCCCCAGCGACTCGACCGGGGACTGGGCGCGCAGCCACACCGGAAGGGACCACGCGCGCAGACATCACGACCTCTCACGACCTGGGAGCACTTGACTACGGCTCAAGTAGTCGCCGGAGAACGCCTGCTCAGAAGGCACGTCTGGACCGGTTGCAACCGTGCTGCAACCTGTCCGAGTCACAAGTTCGGCGGCGAAGAGGGCCCGGGCCCGCCGTTGGCGTGCGGGATCGAGAGCAAGGTCGGCGTGAGCGAGCACGTGGCACAGAGCGACTACGAGCGCGGCCGCCTGAGTCTCACGGACACGTACCAGGCGCTCGTCGAGATTGAACTTCACCAGGTCGCCGAGTACCCGGTGACTGCGGTCGAGGGCCTCGCCGTAGAGCCGGACGGCGGCCCGTTCTCTGTCGATGAGAGCAACGTCGTCCTTCGAGAACTCTCGCAGCTCGGCGATGCGCTCTCGGAGGACCTCCTGGTATGCCCGGACTTCAGCGCCAAGTCGTAGGAGCTCTTCGACGGGATCGCCAAGCGGATCAGGCTCGCCCAGGCGTGCGAGCATCGCTCGAGCCTCAGTGTCGGTTGCCTTGCGGGCGGCGTTGGCCTTGTGGGATGGCGTGGACCCGCCGTGAAGTTTGCAGCGGCCTACGCCGGGGTGGTCCGTGCCCCAGCCGGCAGGCCGGCGACAGGTGGCGTCGGCACGCCGGCGTTGCGCGCCACAGAGCGCCTTGTCACGACCGCCTCTCGGACCAGCGGCAGTCATGACCGACGCGGCAGGTTGGCCTCGTCTACTGGCCTTGTCGTCCTCGTCCATGGAGTCTCCAGAGACCGATGCTGACGGCATCAGACGAGAGCCTTTGACGTGTCGGTTTTCTCGGGGACGGGACCGGTTCCCCCTTTAGGGGGAACACCGGTTCCCGCTATACCGGGGTACCGGTTCCCAACGGTTCCCGGAACCATGACAGTGCGCCTATCAGCACAGATGGCAGTGACGTGCGAACGGTTCCGGGGCGGTTCCCAGTGCACCTCGCGAGGGACGGTCCCCACGACGGTTCCCGGTCTCACGGACGCCCCCGGCGATGCTTGAGAGCGGCTATGACGAGAGCCTTGCGGCGGCCTCTTCCGGCGGACCGAAGAGCCTGCTGTGCAGCGACCACCGTGGCGTCAAGTGGGACGGCGAGCTCGTCGAGCAACAGCGCCACATCCATCGTTCCCGCCGGCCAGACATCGCCAGACAGCGTGTGGCTGAGCACTGGTTCCTCGTGGCGCTCGAAGGACACCTCGGCAGGCACCCATGCGATCCTGCTGCGCTCGCGGTGGAGCGTGAACCGGCGCTCGTCGATCCGAATGAGTTTCCACACAAGGTCGACGTCGTCGTCCTTGCCCGACGAACCACGCTGGCCTCTCGTGCCGTCCTTGCCGGCGTGGTCGAGGCGCAGCAGCGTTACGCCCATCTGCTTGAGTGTGACCCCCGTGTGGGCGTAGAAGGCGCGGTAGGTGTCGGCGCTGTTCTCCTCGCCACGAACGGCCCGTGCCATGGTGTCGATCACCACGAGCTGTGCTTTGTACCTCTCCACAACGCTCATCAGGGCACTGCCGCCGGCTTCGCTGTCGAGCGGGGGAAGCGACGGGAGCTGGTAGTAGTGGAGGTGGCTCAGATCGGCGTCGGGGCCATAACCGAAGTCGCCCAGGCGCTCCCGGAGGTCGTCTGCGGTCATCTCCATGTCGAAGTAGGCGACGTCGATCGGATCGGTTGGAGAGTGACCGAGCACCGATGTACCGCTCGCCAGACCGGCGGCGATATCCAGAGCCAAAAGAGACTTGCCGACCTTGGCGCCCGAGAAGATGGCCACCTGCCGACCGGCGGGCAAGATCGGCTCTGCGAGCCAGTCAGCCTTCGGCCCGTCATTGGCCCAGAACGACGGCCAGTCGATCGGGTGCAGGTCGAAGTCGAGCGCCGGGTCAATGGTGACCTCTCGGGCTGTCATGGGCACCACCCAGTGCGCACGGCGATCGCCTCAATCGCTGCATCTGACGCCGGGCAGCCGTTCTCGTGCTCGATGACCGCTTGCACGATGCCGTCAATATCGGCGCTGCCGCCGTTGGCTAACTGTGCGCGAGCGCCACATTCGCAGACGCCAGTGAGAGAGGCTCGGTTCCGCCGGGCGAGGGCGTCCTTCAACTCCGATGGTGCGTCCTCGGGGATCTCGACCCCCATGATGACCACGTGGCGTCTGCGGCTCACAGCGAAGCCTCCGACACCAGCTGCGCCCAGTCTCCGAGGCGCATGACCACGTAGGCGTCAGCGGTCGGCTTACCACGCCGCTTGGCGATCACCACCGGCACGATGCCGCCCCCGGCGTTCTCTGCCTCGGTGGCTGCCTCGTCCATGAAGCTGGCCAGGTCGATGCTCCGGTGTGCTTTGCACTCGAGAGCGAAACCGGGCAGCCCGTCGATGTCGCCGATGTCCCTCGGGCGCCCAGCGCCGTACGCGCGCTCTGCGTAGGGGTGACCATGGCCACGCAGACAGGCGACGACCTCGCGCTCGAACCGGGCGCCCTTCGCCTTCATCGGCCGGCCGTTCGTGGCAGCCATCTAGAAGGGCTCCTCGCCGTCGCCGTTCGATGTGACTGCCGCTGGCTCTCGGCGCTGCGTGCGCTGGAGCTCGGCGCCGGTGAAGCGGAGGTCAGGACCGACACCGTCCGCCAGGATCTTCTTCGTGGTGCGCTTTACGCCGTCCTTGCCTGTCCAGTGCTCGAGCTCACCCCGCCCGACGACGAGCACCCGGTCGCCTTTCAGGAGCGACTCGGCGACGTGCTCCGCGAGGGTGGCGAAGCACACGACCTCGTAGAAAGAAGTCTCAGGCTCAGGTTCACCTTTAGGCACGTAGGGCTTGTACGCGAGGCCGAAGCTGCACCACGCCAGCCCCGACTTGCCGAATCGAAGCTCCGGCTCACGGGTGACGTTCCCGATTTTCGCGGTGGACGTGGCGCTGTTGGCGGTCATGCCGCCAGGTCCTCGAGTGCCTCGGTGATGATCTTGTCGACAAGGCCAGCGTCGACGCCATCTTCAAGCGCGAGTTGGCGGACGGCGCCGGTGGCGATCTGCTCGGGATACCTGGCGGCCAGCAGCGAGAGGATCACGCGGGTATAGACCGCCGGCGTAGAGCGGTGCGGTGGCCAATCGAAAGGATTTCCCGAGGGCCGCGACGGGGGAACGGTGTGTCGTTTCCACCAGCCGATCGTGGGCACGTCGCCACGTTCAAGCATTGCCGCGATCTCCTCGGCAGCCTTAGCCGAGTCGTGGAAGCGCGGATGGTCGCGTGCGTCCGCCACCGCGGCGAGGTGTCGAAGCGTCTCACCGTCGAAGCCCGCGACGAGCATGGCGAGCGACGACGAGACGTGACGGGGTTCGCTCGTGGCCAACTCACGACCTCCGTGCCCAGTCCTCAACGATCGTGTGCACGCTTGACGACTCCGACCGTGCAAGAGGGGTGACGACCGCGCGTTGCCCCGGTGGCAAATCCTCAGGTGAACTCTCGAGCGCCGGGTCGCATTCTGGTCGATGCTCATAGACGAGCCTGAGGACCGGCCTCTTATATTCGCGGTCGTCCACGTCAAACCTCGCGGATCGTGCCGTCCGCCGAGACGGTGCTACCAGCGACGTCCAGGGCGGTCCGACGCTCGGGCATGTCGACCACCCGGAGCTCGTTGAGCCACGAGACGAAGTCGATGGCTTCGGCGGGGGTGGACAAATCGAGCACGGCTGCGATTTCTGCCAGCTCCTCGTCGGTGATTTCCACCTCCCGCACGCCGGCGAACTCGAGGAGTGCTCGCGTCTCTGTGGCGGTTAGGTCGACGACGCGCTGGGCGTCTTGCTCGTCGCCTAACATTGCGTGCTTCGCTGCGTCGAGGTCGACGTAACGCTGGACGCGGCGTTGCACGCGGCGTTGCACGCGGCGCTGGACGCGGTCCACCGCGGCGAGGTCGACCGTCGGGCCTAAGTGCTCGGCGATGAGGTCGGCCATGGCGTCAGCATCTTCCTCGCCGCTTCCAGCGAGCTCGATGAGCTGCTCGAGAGTGGGCCGACCGGAGAAGACTGCCGCTCTTGCGGCCTTGATACGATCCTCGCCCGTCTGCGACGATGCTGGCGGGCGACGCACAACACCACTGGCGATGAGCGCGTCTCCCACCGGGCCGTCATCGGGGCGCTTCACGACCGAGCGCCCGAGCTTGTCGTAGAGGCGCGGTGGGTTTGCGACGATCTCCTGCGGATGGCTCGGAGTGTCACTGCCGATCGGCTGGTCGCCGAAGAAGTATCCGCCGGTTCGCCCCGGCGACCGAATGTCGTGCCAGATGCGGCTGCGCGAGTCCCACGCGTAACGGCCGTCAGGACTAAGCGGATAGCTGCGCCCATCGGCGCCTTGAACGGTTCTTGCTGCCATTTCAGGGTCCTTTTCTGTTGAAGGTTTCTAAAGGTCGATCGTGTTGGCGTCTCGCGCCGCCAAGTTGGCGATTCTCCAGAGTTCTTCAGAAGAAATCGTGTATCCGTGTTCGTTCATGTGGCTCGCCACCGCGGCGATTACTAGCTGCATCCAGTGGGCAGCAACCGCTCCCAGCGTCGCCACGGCCGCTGGGACCTCGCTCGGTTCGCGATCGTTGACCACCGCTCTCACGAGATGGTCGAGGATGTACGCAGCCAGAGCCATGTCACCGGTTTCGGCGGCGATCACGAATCCGCCGGTCAACTCGCGCATAAGCTCACCGAGCTCTTGAGCAAGATTGCTCTTGAGGTCGATGGACATCGGTTCGCCGCCCCACCGTTGACCACGACCAGCTGAAGAGGCAGTGGTCATCGAGCCCCCATCTGGCGAGAGAGCTCGTCGGTGTACTCGCTGAGAGCGCTCAGTACCGCGCCGTGGACCGCTGTGGGGTTCGAGAGGTCAGCGCCGGTGACGGTGACGGTCGGAGACGAGGTGATCGTCACAGTCGATGCTCCAAGGGCTCCGTACGCACCCGGAGCGATGGCGCTGGGCGAAGCAACGGCGAGGGCGGCCTTGAGGCCTTGAGCGATGCCGACCATAAGGCTCGACGAGAGAGCGCTCGTCGAGTACGCCGCTGCGAGAGACGCCGCGACCATCGCTGGCATAGCGGACAACGGAAGCAGCGCCTCCGGACCTGCTTCGCCGACTTCGCCAGGCGAACCGTTGAAGGTTCCGAGAGTGGCGGTCGTGGCGATGCCGCCGAGCGCGTGGCCCGTCTTCCAGCTCTGGTCGGATATCGCATTTATCGCGGCGCCCTGCGCGTTCTGAAGCGGGGTCCCCCCTGTTGTGGGAGCGGGATTGGCTGTTTTGATCGACGCCATGCCCGCCTTGATTGCCACGAAAAGCCCCGCGATTAGCGTCAGCGTGCCGAACAGGGGCGCCAACGCGAGGACCATCGCGCCCGCAGAGAGGCCGACCGAGACGGCGGCCGCGTCGGCCGCCGTGCTTATCCCGGCCATGTCTACGGCCCAAGTCCAGACAGCGGCGGCGGCACCTGCGAGCCACCGGGCGAAGTAAGCCGCGTACGCTGCGATCTGCGTTGCGAGCGCGGTGACCGTCGATGCGATCCACGTCGCCATCGCTGCCGCCTGCGCCGCGATCCACGAACCGACCGCCGTCGCGGAGCTGGCAAGCCACCCGGCGAAGTAAACAGCCCACGCAACCACTTGGGTGGCAAGGGAGGCCGCGGTCTTCGCGAGCCACGTAGCAAAAGCCGTCGCCTGGGCGGCCAGCCACGTTGCAACGGCGGTCGCTGACTTCGCGAGCCATCCAGCAAAGTAGACGGCCCACGCGGCAACCTGGGTGGCTAACGTGGTGGCTGTCTTCGCGATCCAAGACGCGAAGGCAGTTGCTTGTCCTGCGAGCCAAGTGGCTACTGAGGTCGCCGTTTTGGCAAGCCACCCGGCGAAATATGTCGCCCACGCGGCAACTTGCGTGGCGAGTGCCGTAGCGGTCTTGGCGATCCAGGTCGCGAAAGTAGTCGCTTGAGCAGCGATCCACGTCGCGACGGAGGTCGCGGTCTTGGCGAGCCATTCCACGAAATACATCGCCCATAGTGCCAAGGTCTGCGCTATCGAGATGCCAGTCGAAACCGCCCACTGGGTGGCACCGACGACCATCTTGCCGAAGTTGATAACGGACTCCGCCGCCCCCTTCGCGAGGGACGCGACCAAGTTGCCAATCGCCGCGACCAATACGATTCCGATGGTGACGCCGAGGGCATCCAGTACAGGCTTGTGATCCATGAAAAACCCGATCAGCTTCGCGAACGCCGCCCCGAGCTTCTGGATGACGGGGATGAGAACCTGCCCGAGCCGGGTGGCAAGGTCGTCGAATGTGGCCTTCAAGGTCTTCATCTCGCCGTGGAGCGTCTCGGCCTGTTTGGCAGCTGCCAGGTGTGCCGCGCCGACCTTGTTCGCCGCCGCACTCGCCTTGTCGTAGGCGGGCAGGCCACCCTTGATCGTCTCGACCAGTTTGGACGACGCACTACCGAACCCCAAGGACTTGAGCGTCGCGGTGGCCTGAGCGTTGCCCATCCCGTCGAGCTTGGGCGCAAGTTCGCCGATTATGTCGCGCATCGGTAGGAGTTGCCCGTGAGCGTTGACGAATGAAACGCCCATCGCCTGCTGCGCCTTAGTCACGGCCGCGCTCGGTGAGACGATGCCGTTGAAGGCCGAGCCGAGCGCGCTCATGGCCCCGCGCCCGGTCTCGCCGTGCTCGGCCAGGTCAATAAGCAAGGCGGACGCTTGAGAAAGCGGCGGTGTCGCCGCGCCCATTTGTGTGTGCATCCGCGCCAGGGCCTGCGCGAGCGTGCCAACACTCACCCCTGTCGCCTGCGAGGCTGAGTAGAGGTTGTCCGATGCCTTCGCCGCGCCCGAGGTTGGGATGGCGTAGGCCTGCATGACCTTCGCCAGGTTGGACGTCGTGCCCACAAGGTCGTTCCCCGTCCCCGTAGCAAGGTCCATCGCAGCGTGCATGAACTGCATGGACTGAGCGGTGGTGAGCGCGTGGCCTTGGGTCGCCTCCAGTTGTCCGGCGACCCCAGCGAACGCGGTGGCCTGTTCCTGAGCGCTGTATTCGACCTGCCCCGCCGTGTTGAGCATGGCGTTGCCGATGGCCTTGGCCGCAGAGGTGGAGATCCCCTCGGCCGAGGAGATCGCCGCGGTGGCGCTCTGCATCTTCATCGCCAGGTCGATCCCTGCCGCGGCCGTGACCACGAACGCGGCAGCGAAGACGGCGGTGATCCCGCCAGCCACGCGCTGAAGAGTCGCCGCCGCGCCAGTGGCGTCGTTGCTCACGCCACCCAACTTCGACGAGATGTTGGAGGCCGTGGTGCCGAAGCTCTTGACGAGGGAACCGAAGGACCCGCTCAGATTGCCGATCGCGTTGCCAGCGACGTTGGTCCCCTCGCGGATGCCGGAGCCGAGCGCGGCACCCCCGTCCTTCCCGGCGTCCTCTACGGCCTTCTCGGCGTCCTTGGCCTTCCCTCCGATGCCCCCGAGAGCGAGGCCTGCGTCGGCTGCGGCTGCGTCGGTGGCACCGAGCCCGGCGACGGCCGGGCCCGGGTCGACGGCGAGCGTCGCGGTCTCGTGCTTGCGCCCGAACTCGTCGAGCTGCAAGTCGAGATCGTCGACGGCAGCCTTCCCCTCGGCGTCCTCGACGAGGAGGGTGGCCGTGTACGGGCGTCCCACGAAGGCGTCCGCGTCCGCCTTCGCCTGTAGAAGACCGGCGGTGAAGGGAGAGCGGTCGAGGTCGATGAAGGCAAGGATCCGGCCGGCATCAAAGGAAATCGGACTCACCTCCCGTAGTGGGGGAGCCCTCGTCGACGTCGGCCCCGTCGATCGGAGCGCCCAACAGGGTGAGGAGTCGCGGCACCGAGACCAGGACACGCCGACCGAGGCGAAGCGTCGGGATCTCGCCGCGACGGGCACTTTCGTATGCCACGTCTCGGCTTACTCCGAGTAGTTCGGCAGTCTCCGAGACCGTCAACGTGGCTCGGTCGCCCAAGTCGGCAAGGGTCAGCACGGCGTCGCTTCCTGCTTCGGTGCGTCGATGGTTATGGCGGTAGAGACCGGGACTGTTTGCTCTGGCACCATCGATGACAATCTCGCCAGCACCTCGATGTAGGCGACAGCGGAGTCGCCGTGAGGTGCGCGACGGCTCGTTTCCCATGTCCATACGGCGTTCGGGGTAACGCCCACGTCCTTTGCCACCTCGAGGAGGCTCACGCCCGCCTTCATGCGGATCTTCCTGGCCGCTCCCGAACGGCACAGCGCGCGGACGGCGGCCAGGCGTGGCGACATGGCTCTCGCTGGCACAGTCCATTTTGAGACGGACCGGTGAAGCTATGTCAAGCGTTTGCCACTCCTCTTCTTATGGCAGGAGACTGGCAAAGACCTGTCGGCAAGGTCTTGACAGGTCATCACCAGTATGTCACTGTGGGGATCGTGAAGGAGACAAAGGGCCTCGGGTTCACCACCGGGACCTGGCGTGACAAACGGCCAGGGGTCGGAACCTGGACTGTGCGGGCCTACTGGGCTGAGGTTGACGGTCGCCCGGAATGCGTCGGTTTGGGGCTCTGGAAGGGCTGCGAGCCGACAGAGGGTGGGGACTATCGAAACCTTCCCGGGAGTCAGGGCCCGAGCCGCGTCCTGACTTCTGATCTGCGGATCGCGCTTCGCGAGCCCATAGCGCGTCTTCGAAAAGAGGCTCAGCGACGAGAAGGTGCGCTTCGGGCACGCGCCGAGACCGTGGCGAAGTCGTTACCCGCCGATGCCCCGCCCGAGATTCGGAAGACCTTCGCTGCCCTGGCGTCACACTCAAGCGGGTTCGACAAGAAGGTCGGCGGCCGATATCAGGCAGAACATTGGGCCAGGGTGGCGGCGGTCTACATGAAGGCGTGGGAGAACGACGAGAACCCTACTCAGGCGGTGTCAGATCAGCTGAAGCTCTCCTACTCGACCGCCAGCAAACACGTCGCGAGAGCGAAGGATGAGGGCTATCTCCCGCGTCTCGGCCAGGGTCGTGCCGGCATCGTCGCAAAGAGAGCTCGCAAGAAGGAGAAGGGCTGATGGCCGCTCGAGGCAGTGTGATTCAGCGGGGGAGTGGCTGGACCGTCATCTTGGACTTCGGCCGGGACGAGAACGGCAAGCGCATTCGCCAGT